GGGTTGTTTCCCAAAATGTTTTTGTGTAATAATGTCACCACTGGTTGTCTCCAAAAACAGTGTAAAAATGTTGATAATGAAATATAAGAAGGAAAAGATTAATAAAACAGAGAATTACTCAGTGGGCATACCATAATCCACATGATAAATGCGGGAGAAAACCCTATGGGAAAATACATCACCCACACGCAAAGACCTTAAGACATTGCTAACCTCAGCGATCTCATCCTCAGTGATTGAATACCTATTCATCAAATGCTCGTCACCTCCTAATGATGTTGCATACTTGATGTTGCTAGGCACTATCTCTACCGTCAATGGACTACCATCTGGGCCAAACTCTGTACTAACTGGCATATATGAACGCCTATCGATCTCAAAACCTGTGGATGGAAACCTCTCCCGCAAAGCAGCCAGTAAACTATTACTGGGCTCCCACTTCATCCCCTGCACAACCCCCCCAACGAACCGCTCCATTTTGGCGCTGTCTGACATAGTCCTAAAAGTGGCCATGTCAACACTCAATTGAACGGGCGTCAAATCCCCCTCATACGATCCCAAGCTGCGCAATAATGCTCCCATATTCAATGCGGGGGCTATCTGTCCATCATGCAACACAGGGGATCGCTTCAAAAATTGGACACGGTCTAACACACAACCAGTATCCTCCACAGTAACCTTGTGGCCAACAAACTGGGCCCCCATGCACACACACTCCTCAAATGTTAAGCCTTCATCATTGTGGCACTGCACACAAAAGGTGCACAATGCAATCAAAAAACTGCCAACATGATTCAAAGTGGTAGTGAGTACTGTCCCAGACCCTTCAAACATACCTGCGAACTGAATGTAAAAACGTTCATCCCTGTTCGATGGATTGATGCACTTAATAGGCAAAGTGCACTGCTTCAGCAACGCAAACGCAACGTCTGCATTGTACTGGGCACATAACAATCCAACTAATAGAAAAGCTGGCATGTCCTGTGAACTATCGTTGCTGCTGATGTCAACGTTAAAGCACTCGGTTGTGCCTATAGTCGTTGAATACACACTATCATCACTATAAATAGCCACAAATGTGTGATCTGGTGTCATCCATGAATCGCAAATCTCCCTGAAGATTTTCTCTAAAGAATCTTCTCTGGGCTTTGCCATGATAAAAACTGTTAAAGTTTTATTACCATAAACAAATGAATAGTGCCCATCCAAAGAGCACTTGACATATTCCGGAATGTGTGGGCCACTTGTAACACCATCACCATAACTAACGAAAAGGCGAGCACTCTTGGGGGGTGGCTTACCTAACTCGTTCTTAATCTGGGCACTCACATTCTTAATAATGGGGTCCCTCGCAATTTGGACATACTGTCCTCCGACCATGGCG